GTGAATTATTTATAATTGAAGTTGGAATTTTGTTATTATTTGATTCTGTATTTTCTTTAATCATTGCATTTTTTCTTCGCGCTTCTAAATCTGCTAATTCTTTTGATTTCTGTAAATCAATTGTGTCCATTTGCATACGTAAATCATTATCAGATTTCTTTAACTTTTCTCTATCTTTCTTTAATGATTCTTCACTTAATCCAAGGGTTTCAGCCAATTTGCGACCTACCAAGCCAGCTTTACTAAGAAACTCATATACTGTCTCTTGTACCATTAATAACATTTGATTAGGTAAACTTGTAATATAATCAACAAAAGCAATAAAATTCTTTTTTAAATCAGCTTTTGTATTAATCCACATTTCTTCAGCAGCAAACAATATTCTATTTGGAATAGAAGATACCCAATTTGCTACTTTTGTGAAATCTTTTGAAAGATCATCAATTATACTGTCAAATTTCTTGTCCAGCCATTCTAAAGCAGATTTAAATGGAGACCAGATCATGTCTAGTATTCCACCTTCACCAACAATAGCATTCCAAACGGTAGATAGTTCAATACCAGAGAATTTCTTGTCCAGCCATTCTAAAGCAGATTTAAATGGAGACCAGATCATATCTAGTATTCCACCTTCACCAACAATAGCATTCCAAACGGTAGATAGTTCAATACTGCCAAATTTCTTGCCCAGCCATTCTAAAGCAGATTTAAATGGACTCCAGATCATATCTAGTATTCCGCCTTCGCCTACAATGCTTATCCAAACGGTAGATAGTTCAATACCAGAGAATTTTTTATCTAGCCATTCTAAAGCAGATTTAAATGGAGACCAGATCATATCTAGTATACTGCCTTCGCCTACAATGCTTATCCAAGAATCATTTAGTAATTTTGTTAAATTTGTATATTTTGTTTCAAACCAAGTTTTTACAGAAGACCAAATATCAGACACAGATTTTACAATGCTAAAATAACCCTCTTCTGGTTTAGAGGAAAAAAGATTTGTAACAAACTTAGTAACCTTCTCTCCAGAAATTTTTGTGCCTAAAAGTGTTTTAGTGAGATCGTCCAATCCCAAAGATTCCCATATATTACCTAAAACACCACTAAACCAAATACCAACTCTAGTCATAGCTGCAATGGCCTTGTCAAGAGCTTCTCCGGGTTTATCAATCATATCCAGCACCCAAATACCAATATCTTCAAATAAATCAGTTAATGGTTTTAAAAGTTCCGTCACATTTTCTTTCTTTATTAAACCAAAAGTAAAGAATTCGATTACTTGTCCTATTGCTCCACTAAACCCTTCACTCAATTTAGCTAAAAAAGTGGTTTTTTCACTTTCGAAGAAGCTACTAATACCTCCACTAATCGCAGCAATAACACTACTTACAATTGCTAAAGGACTAAACCTTAACGCAAGTTTGCCTATTAGTTGAAGTAAATTTTTTGGGTTAAATATTAAACCTAAAAATGTCTTGATTCCACCCATAAGTGCCTTAGCAATACTTACTAAACCAAACCCACCAGCAACTGCTCCAAATAATTTTGCAAAAAACCCTTTCTTTTTTTCTGGCTCTTCTGATTTGTCTACATCTTCATTGGTATTACTTTCTTTTCTTCCAAATAATCTAGCAAAAAAACCTCCCGATTTATCGGCTAATTTATTTTGAACATTTTGTCGGGCCATAGTTTCTTTAATAACTTCAAAAAATTTAGTAAATGAAGAATTAATATTATTTAAAGAGTTAAGTAAAGAATCAGAACTACTTTTAATAGTAGTTCTTGTTTCTTCTCCATTATTCTCAATAGAGTTTATTACGTTTTTTAATGTAATTTCAGCCATAAAAGTGCCTTTATTATTCTTTTTGTTTTTGTTCTTCAATAAATTCTAATAACATTTCGACGTATAAATCTCTCTCAAATGGTATTAAATTTTCAATTTCAGTTATAGACCAGTTATGATGTTGAGCTAAAGAAAAGATGATTCGATAATAATTTGAAATATTATTATGAATCATCATTAAGTAAAAAAATTATTCATTCCTTCTAAAGTTTTAGTTATTTCAGTACCATCTTTTCTTGTATAAACAATATCGTGAGAAAGTTTAGGCATTGATTCAAGATAATTTTCAATGTCTCTCATATTTTTAGAAGATAATGAATTAATAAATTCTTCCTGTTCTTTTTGAGTATGGTCTTTTAATATTAAAACATCATCACCAATCAGAACCTTGTCAATACATTTTGCAATCATATTAAAAACAAGTTTATCTTGTGGTAAATTCTGTGCTTGTAAATCTTTTACTACCTTATACGTCGGATCAATCATAGTTATACTAATTTCATCATTTATTGCAATAATATTTGTTCTTTCAATAGTTTTTAGTTGAACATCATCAATATCAAATGAAACTTTATATTCTTCTTCATCGACTTCATCAATAAAAGATAACTCAATAATATTATTTACTGATTTTGCTCTTAGGTTTATAAACACATATTCAACGTCGTATGTCGTAAATTCAAATAAATTGACATTACTTATAATACAATTTACCAAAATCTGTTCAATTGCATTTGCAATATCAGTTTCATCTTCTGATTGTGCCGCCATTAAAAGAATTTTTTCTTCTTTCACTGTAAATGGACGAAATTTAATCTTTTCTTTTGTTGAAGGAAGTTCTAATATAAAGATAGGTGTATCAATTTTCGGTAAAGCCATATTATTCTCCATTTTTTATTCATTTTGGGGTTTACAACATTTTGAAATGTGTTATAATAGCTACTAAGCTATACAAGATTAAAATCTTAATCCTCTAGAAACTGTTCTAACGGTTGTTCCAAGATTGATTAAATCTTGAAGACTTCTTGGTCTACGTACACTATTTATGACTCCTGCAATTGTTCCGAGTTGAGCAACCCGAGTAAATAAATCTATTTGAGTATTTACTGGTTGTTCTTGAGCAATATCAAATGAGCTTTTTACCATTTTTAGTTCTTCAAAAGTAAACTCAACACTTAATTTAAGAATTGTATCATTCATTTCCCAACCAGTAGTCAAACCTCCTATTTGAGTTGGATAAGCGTTAAATAAATGATATGTTACTTTTTCATTACCAGATTCTGAAAATCCTTTTATTCTAATATCAGTAATATATTCTTTTCTATATGCTAATTCATGACGAGCTCTTCCTGAGATATTTATAGCTATATCTGATCCTGTAATAATTCCTAACCAATTCATAAAAAACTCATGAATAGTTCTATTTGAATCACAAAATAATGTTACCGTAAGTTTATCGATAGTTCGCCCAACAGGTATAGTCAATTTTCTTCCATAACCATCTGGTACATAATCATAAGTATTGATATTTTTTCCTGGAATATTAATAGTATCACAAAAGAAACTTAATTCGCTTGCTGTTGGATAAGAAGATCCTCCGAGAATTGAAGAGTTTAATACAGGAGGGATATTTAATTCCAACAAATGTTTCGAAGGAACTGCAAGTCCTTCAAATTTTGAGTTAGTAATTTGTGCTTTGAAATCCGATATATTGAAAGACATAAACCCTAGAAACCTTTTTTTATAAATAATGTTATAGGTCGCGATGTGCCCAGCATCCACCTATTCTAGGTCAAAAAGATGAAAGGACCCAGCTTATGTCTATTTATCATAAACATCATATAGTTCCACTGCACATGGGTGGGCTTGATGAACCATCAAATATCATTGAACTTACAATAGAAGAACATGCTCTTGCTCATAAAGAACTATATGAAAAATATGGTCTTTTAGAGGATAGATTAGCATGGAAAGGTTTATCTGGTCAAATAGGTAAAGAAGATATACTTAAAGAAATCTATAGACAAAACGGTAAACGCTGCGGTAAAGCAAATATTGGTCGAATACCCTGGAATAAAGGCGTGCCAATGTCTGAAGAACAAAAAGAAAAAATGCGTGGACCAAAAACTGGAAAGTCTGGTAGATATGAGCGAACCGAATATCATAGAAAAATTCTTTCTGATAATGGGAAAAAACCAAAGAGCGAAATAACAAAACAAAAACTCAGTGATGCAGCAAAAAAACAATTTGATGATCCAGAAGCGAGAAGAGCTGTAAGCGAAAGAATGAAAGTGAGAGCAACATGCCCCCACTGTGGATATATATCAAATAAATCTTGTGTTACCCGACATATTAAGTCGGGAGCATGTAAACTTTAAATCTATGCTATCATTTTTCGTGAATCTGCCCAAGCTTGCTTAACACCACCTTTAGCAAATTTCTGTAGAGGGAGAAATAAACAAACGTCCCACTCTGCAGGATAAATATAAAATAATCTCGATTTGACGTGATTAAAAAGATAATGTTTGATTGTTGGTTTGAAAAATCTATATTTTGCAGCTCCATTAAGCAAATTATAATTCATTCTTAAACGAGTACTTTCATCAAATTTTTGATTATTTGCAAGATCATATAATGCATCCATCAGTACTGCTCTATGTTTTAATGGAAGATAATGTAAATTGATACCTAGAAATCCATCTTTAAGTTTTTTGAAAGGAAATACTAAAGGAAAAATGTCATAATATGGAAGAGTTTGTTTGAATTTTGGATCATAATTGTATAGATACATTGATCCTACTTGAATCTTATTTGTCAATCGTTCTGGATCTGATTTTAGAAGTCTTGTTGATGAAAGACGAAATTTCTCAGCAGTGTCTCTATACCATTTTCGCGCAGACTGTTCCTTTGCTGGAATATGTCCTGCTCTTATGCCTTTTGATAGAATATCATCGAATAAAACTGCTGCCATAATGCTTAAATACTTTCTTTATAAGAGAAATTGTTTCCAATGATCTACTTCACCCTTTTCAGTAAGAACTTTGAATTGCATTCCTCGATGTTCAGAAAACTCTATTGCAGCTTTCCACTTTCCAAGATTCTTACCCCATGTTGCTACTTCATTTAGAAATCGTCTTGACTTTTTATTTGGAATATTTGGTGGAAGTGTTTGATTATAAGGTTTTACTTCTATCAAAAATTCTTTACCCTCTTGCGTTTTTACCCAGAAATCGACAAAGTAACGATGCCTCTTTCCTGTCACTGGGTCTCTATATGGTATCACAATTTCTTCTGATGAATAACAAATAATATTATTATTAAGATCACATTGATTGAGAAATGTAAATTCCCACGATGAACGATAAATAATATTGGTATGATCACCTTTATATTTATGTCGATTTTTAGGCTTAAATTTACCTTGATAGAACTTTGTCAAGTTTTCGTCCTCGTTTCCATTCAACTCCTGGGCATTCTTTTGATCTTTTTACAATAATACCATTACATCCCTTTAGTTGATGGAGGAGCTATCAGTAATTTGATTTATTTGAAATTGTGTTTTCATCTAATATTAATATCCCCTGAAGTGTTTTCATGTTTTTTGCTAATAAATAGTTATAAATATTTATTTATTCTAAATAGGAATACCAATGAATCCAAGAGCTAAAAAATCACAACATCAAGTGGATAATAAGGTAACTTTATTACAATTTCCAAGTAATCACAATATGGTTCATGGTACTTTATTATTTTTCAAAAAATATGAATATTCTAACAATAGAGATGTTAAAAATACCAGAGAGATTTTCGTAGGATCTAATAATATAAAGTCTTCAATTTTATTACCATTACCAGATCAATTAATAGATACTAACAATATAAATATTGGTACATTTGAACTTGGTATGTCAGGAGCAGCAACTGCTGCAGGAGCATCAAAATCAGCAGCTGGTCTTGAAGGTTTACAAGACCAGCTTGTAAACCTTTTAAAAGATCCAGAGATGCTTAAAACAGGAGCTGAAGCACTGGGATCAAGTTTTTTAAAAGAAGCATTATCTAGTATTGATTCTGGTGCTCAAAAAGGATTAGAAGTTGGATTCGGTTCAACAAGAAATCCATTTACAGCATTAACTTTTGATGGAGTAGGATTGAAGACATTTACCTTTAATTGGACATTAGCTCCAAGTGATGGTGCAGAATCAAATGAAATTTATCAAATTGTAAAAAATATAAGAAAAAATATTCATCCAAAATATGGCAGCGCAGTTGATAAACTTGTAACGCAAGCACAAAATAACAATGTCAATCTGAGTGAAACAACTCAAAGTAGAATCTTTTTGCAATATCCAAGTGTTTGTTACCCAATGATTATCGGTTCAAGATCACTTATTTTTAAACCTTGCATGGTAAGCCAATTTACTGTCGATTATGCTGGTGGTGGTGAATTAGCTTTTCATGAATTCGGTGATCCTGCGGTAGTAAAGATTTCAATGACTCTTCAAGAAATGCAAATCTGGACATCTGAAGATTATATGCAAAGTGAAAATACTGCATGGGATTTAGGTGATACTGGTAGTTCAGCAACTCCTTATTTTGTGAGATAAAACAATGGCTGGTTATTTTAGAAACTTTCCAAAAACTTCTTATAAATTTGCAAATAGTTCATTTGAAGTAAGTAAAGTAATTAGTAATATTACTTTAAAAACTGTTATTCTTGATAAACTTTCTCAAGATGATCCTTATGTTTATTACAAATATAGCATTGAAGATGGAGAAAGGGCAGAAGATGTTGCTAATTTTTATTATGATGACCCATTTTATGTTTGGTTAGTTTATTTTGCAAATGATATCGTTGATCCATATACTCAATGGCCAATGACATATGAGAATTTTTCTAAATATTTTCGAAAGAAATATACTTCTAATGCTGGTAGTGGAACCGATCCTATAGCTTGGGGTCAAAATACTTTGATCACTGACAATATTATACATTACAAAAATGAAGACACTTTAGATATCATTAGTAAAGACACGTACACGCGCGCGCAAACATTTGACTCAGATTTTGTTGCTGGTGATTGGACTGCTGTCAGATACTTTGATTATGAACTTGATTTGAATGAACAAAAAAGAAATATTATTCTTGTAAATGACCGATACAAAACTACAGCATATGAAAATCTTCGAAGGTTAATCAATGCCTGAACTATCTAATTCAATTGATATTGCATATTATACTCTTCAAAGAGCTGATATTCGAAGATATAAGAGTAAAGACAGACCTTATAGTATTGTAAACCATATTGGTACAATATCTTTTTCTGAATCAATTCATTCACCAATTCTTTATGGTGAGATTCAAATGATTGATACTTCTGATATTGTAACAAATATGCCTATTATAGGCGAAGAAATTCTTTCAATAGCTTATACCGATTTCTTTGGTAATGAACTTGAACAAGAATTCTTTATCTATGCTATAGATGAAATGCTTGAAGCAAGACATACAAATGTTTTATACTACAAAATCAAATTTATTTCAATTGAGCATTTTTTAAGTGCTTCCAAAAGTATTTCAAAAGGTTATAGACAAAGACAACTTTCAACTATTGTACAAGAAATTTTTGATGAATATCTTGTAAATACAGAAGAATTTGCTCAAAAAACAAATACTATAGATATTGAACCGACTCTTGGTATTCAATCTTTGATTATTCCTGATTTAGAACCTATATCTGCTATTGATTTTTTAAAGCGTAGATCAGCATCACTTGAATATGAAGGTCATAATTTTTATTTCTTTCAAACGAGATCTCAATTTAGGTTTACTACAGATGAAAGACTTATTGAAGAATCTCAAAGAGGTAAAAAGGATTTTAATCCAAAGAATGTTTATGTATATGATCCAGCTATTCTTGATCAGCCAGTAGAAAAAAGATCTATTGCAATGAATAATATTCAGTCATTTATTCTTATGAGTAAATTTAATACTATAAATGAAATGAAATCTGGTGCAATGTCAATTGATGCTATTACAATTGATCTTCAACAGAAACAATATAAACATAATGTTTATGATTATAAAGAAACTTATAAAGAAATAATACATACTGATTCAGAAGTAAAGTTTAAACATACAGATAAATTTATTGAAGATTTTTATGGCCCCGAGAATCATAAAGTTTCAATGATAGTATGGGAAGATATAGATCGACAATTTACTCGATTATATAAAGATATTTTAGGAAATAGAATTCCAAACTATTATTATCGTAATACTCTTCAAGCTAAAATTGAAGTATTTGGGCGAAATGATTTATCTTCAGGAGATGTGATAAAATTACAAATACCGGAGTTACAAGACAATGTAAACAAAGGAAAAGAAATTCATAGAGATTTATCAGGATATTGGCTAATAAATTCCATTAATCATGAACTATCTGTTGGTAAAAACTATAATATGACTATGGTTATAAGTAAAGATCTTATAAAGGATGGTGTATAATGTCAAATGGTTTTGAAAATGTAATATTCTTTAGTGGTGTTGTTGAGGATCGAAAAGATCCAAAAAAGCTTGGAAGATTTCGTGTAAGAGCATTTGGGTTTCATTCTGATAATAAAGAAGAAGTTCCTTGCGATACTCTTCCATGGGCGATACCAGTTATTGGTTCATTTAATACTGATTATAAACCACCAATCGAAGGAAACTGGGTATTTGGTCTTTTCTTAGATGGTAATGATGCCCAACATCCTATTGTTTTAGGTGTACTTCCTGGTATGCCAACTTCATTTCCAAATAACAAAAATGGGTTTAATCCTAGTTCAGATATCAATCCGCCTCCTGGAGATATTTTTCAACCAGATATTCCAAGACAAGCAAGAGGTGAAGACTTAGCAGAGACGATTGCTGCTCAACAGCATGCTCTTAGATCAAAAGACTGTGAATCTGGTCTTATACAACCAATTCCTCCATATAAAGCAGAATATCCTTATAATAAAGTAAATCAAACTGAATCGGGTCATGCTTTTGAGTTAGATGATACACCAGGTTCAGAACGAATCAATATGTATCATCGAACCGGTACTTTTATGGAAATGGATCCTTCCGGTGGTCAAACAAATAAGATTCTTGGTAAGAATGTAAAGATTGTAGAACAAAATGATGTTGTATGGATTCAAGGAAACGCAAAAGTTCTTATTGAAGGCACAAATGATGTAGAGATTCGAGGCCATTGTAATTTGACTATCGATGGTGACTTTAATACCAATGTTCATGGTGATTATTTTCTAAATGTTGCGGGTGGTATTTACATGAATTCGGGTGATATCTTTGCTCAAAAGAGTTCAGCAATTCGTCAAGAAGCATATATGGATAGTTATAATCTTTATGCTAAGCAACATATTCAAACAATGACTGAAAAGGGTAATATTACACTTCATTCAAATACTGGTTATATTGGAGCATATGCAAAAACTGATTTAAGATTTGAATCAAGTGGAAACACATATATTAAATCAATTGGTTCAACTGATATTGTAACAAACACTGATTTGGCTCTTCAGTCTGGCCAAAGAATGGATCTTCGTGCAATAGGTGTATTCGCAGCACAATCAACTGGAAGCAGTTTAGATTTGAAATCATCTGGAGATTTAGAAATTGAAAGCACTGGAAGTAATATTCATATCAGAGCTGCAACTGCAAATACATACTTTTATGCGCTTGATAGATTTCATTATTATTCAACAAATCCAAGTGGTAGTGTTGAAGCTAATCCGGCAAATGACGCGCAATCAGGTGAAGTAGACCCAGATAAAGCATCACTTGGAAGACCTTCAGGAGCAAAAGTACCATTTAGACCACTTGCTGGACTTGATCCTATTAATAGGAAATTTACTTCAGATGCAATAGTCGAAGAAGAAGAATATCCATCAATTTTAGATCCAGAAGAAGACGCAATACATGAGGATGAAGTATAATGCCTCTAATTTCAGAAAATATAAAACTTGTTTCAATAAATGAGCTTGTTGATAAAATTCCATCAGGCGAGTTATCATCGACTCAATTTACTCAACTTGAATCTTCTTTAGCCTTTTCAAGAGGAGAGATGATCAAACTAAAGAATAATATTATAGGCCAATTAGATAAATATGACACACTTCCAACAGAACTTACTGGA